ACGTTATTCGCTTCTTGACTGTCTGCCTGTTCCTTCTGATAGTAGGCCTCACGATACAAGAATGCTACGATATCAGCATCTTGCTCAATCGAGCCAGACTCTCGCAAATCTGCCAGCATCGGCCGTTTGTCTTGTCTCTGTTCAACTGCACGACTTAATTGAGATAAAGCTATGACTGGTACTTTTAAATCTTTTGCAAGTATCTTCAATTCCCTCGATATTTCAGAAACTATCTGCTGACGATTTTCTCCTTTTGATCCAGTAATTAACTGCAAGTAGTCAATGATAATAACACCAATCCCACCCATTTCTTGGGCAAGTTTTCGAGCTTTTGAACGAATTTCTGAAATACGAATACCTACTGTATCATCTACGAAGATAGGAGCATCATAGAGATTGCTTTGAGCATGAACAAGCCTTCTCCATTCGTCTGTACTTAAATTCCCTGTTTTTAAATGATAAGTTGGAACCATCCCCTCTGATGCCACCATCCGTTCAATTAAGTCTTCTGCTCCCATTTCGAGTGAAAAAATAACAGTTGGTTTATTTTCTTTCACAGCTACATGCTTTGCTATATTCAACGCTAATGCAGTCTTACCCATAGCAGGACGTGCAGCAAGAATAATAAGGTTATCCTCATGAAGACCTGTTGTAATCTTATCTAATCCTATGAAACCTGTAGAAATACCTGTCACAAATCCATCTGTCTGCGATCGAGTCTCAACTATTTGCATATGTGTGTCTATGATATCGGCCACATTACGAAATCCAGTACCTGCATTTTGATTACTGATATTGAGTAAGGATTTTTCAGTTTTAGCAATGATGTCACCAATCGATACGTCACCTTGGTAGGCACTAGATAATGAATCAGACAAGTCAGCGATGACTTTCCGAAGAGTTGCCTTCTCTTTTACTAATTTTGCGTAATGCTCCACATTTTTCGATGTTGGTGTTGAATTCACCAGCTCTACAACGTAGTTAATACCTCCGATGTTTGAAATATCCCCTTGACTAGTAAGAGCTGATACCATAGTGGTAGCATCTATTGGCTCACCTTTTTCAAGCAATGACAACATAGTTTTAAATACAATCTTGTTGGCAGGCTTGTAAAAATCGTCAGGAGTTAATTCGTCTGCAAGTGATATCATCGTTTCCGGTGAGATAAAGACAGCACCCAGAACCGACTGCTCTGCAACTAGATCATGAGGTAGTATTCTAAAATCTTCACTCATACACTCTTCCTCCAGTAGCTTTCTAAGTCAATATTCATGACAGCAGCAAGATTCTTCTGCTCGGTTAAGATTTGTCTACGGTAAGGAGCTAGACCAGCTTGTCGCTCTTCCTCACTTTGTGGTAAATAATACCCGTTTGGTTTCGTCTTCTTAGCTACAATAGGGTGTCTAAAATTAACTCGAAGACTTTCAATGACTTCTTCTAACTTACGTTTTGAGAGTCCAGTTTCTAAACGTATTTCACATGCTTGAATCGGAAGGTCGAACGTAGCGCAATTAAGAATCATATTTAACACACGAATTTCCATTTTGGTCATATTGCGACTTACACTCATATTTTTCTCCTTACTTCAATCCTATTGGTGGATCTACATCATATGTGAATTGTTTATCTGAATTTCTCAAATTCATACGAGCAATATTATTAGCGATTAGTTGTTTATTTTCCTTTTGAGACTTAGCATGACTATCCAGTTCATTTACTAGTGCCCAAAGGCATACAAGTGCGATAATTATTAAATATAGGTATTCTAGCATTTTGTTTTCTCCCTCTCTTCATAGATTGCTAATCGTTTTTCAAGATCTGCAATACGTTGATTTGCTTGCTGATATTTTTCTTGAAGGTCTATCAATTCCCTGTTCGTATCCAACGCAACCAATCGCCAGTCTGTGTTGACTTCGATTTTTGTTGTGTTGAAAAACCATTTTGTGATTTTATCTAGTAATTTCATCCGACTGACCTCATTTTCTTGCTTGTTTCCATTTCTTTTTTCCATTCTCGACTACCTCTGTATTGCAGGTATGCGTCAAACCCTTTAATTGTGACAAGTTGGCCGTCATTTCTGAGGTGCTTCTGTTGACTAGGCAATTTCTTCATCTCTCGTCTCATGTCTCCTGCTTGTCGCTTTGTGCATCCAAAGATGTGTTCTAATTCTTCATCGTTGGCTGAAACCTTTTCGATGATTACATCTTTTATTCTCACAACTTCAATTGCTTCCATATTCGCTCCTTTCGTGATATAATTAAATTGAAAATTTTAGTAAGTGCCCGACTTCTCGTCAGGTGCTTTTTTGTTTAGGAATTTTACTTTCCATCGCCCTGAGTTCTATCTCATGGCTAACTTGTTTTAATAGCTTCTCACACGCTATTTTAGCTTCTCTGTATGTTGTATTCTCTCTAATAAAGTAATCAGCGAGTTCTATGATTTTATCTTCCATTCAACCTCCTATATATCAGTCTTGAGACTGATGTGATTCCTCCTTGATTTGATATAATAACTTTTGACTAGGACCTCTCACCGTTTTAGTCAAAAAATCAATAGAAAGAAATAATAATTATGGATCCTAACCAACTTAAAGACTTTCTTCCTCTTGTTACAGGATTTTTAGGAGGAGCTACTTCAGCTGGTGTATTCGCCGGACCTATTCAAACATTGCAAGATTGGTGGTATATCAATTATGGCTACGATGCTTCTAATCAAGCAGCATTATTGCGTGCAAAAAACGAAATTGATGTTGAAAACCTCAAAAATAGCACACTTCAACAAGTGGCAACTATCCCGCCAGAGAATATTCAAGAACCACCCCTAAAAATATTAGGCCCTGCTTTAGAAGCATCTAAGTATTATATTGAAGAAGAAGAGCTACGCTCTATGTTTGCAAAAATACTATCAAGTTCCTTTGATAATCGAAAGAACTCAGTCATCCACCCCTCTTTTGTTGAAATTATTAAGCAACTAGATATCACAGATGCTCGGATTCTCCAATTCTTAAAAGAACAGGACTACATAACAGACTCCCCGATTCCTTGCATGAAAGCCGTAGCAAAATCCGATGACGGAACTAAAATAATATTTCCAATCATCTACTTTATAGATGGAAGTGAAAATATTGATGAACTTGCCCCTTCTTTAACGAACTTAGAACGACTAGGTATCTTAAGGATTAAAAGTGATACATATTCTACAAACGATTCAAATTATGATTTCATTAGAAATAATTATTTTGTTCAATATATTCTTCAAACTTATCCAGAAATTAGTCTTGAAAAAATGTGTTTTGCTATCACTCCTCTAGGGAAGAATTTTTTGGAAGTTTGCTTATGATATCTTCAGCAAATTTCTTAACACTTGATGTTTCGAAATCCATATAATTTTTGTATAGTTCATTTACTTTATAAATGTGGTAATGCATCATAGTATATGTCACAATTAAAGATGTCAAAACTGATATAATGAATGTTTCCATTTCTACTCCTTACAATTTAGTTGCTAGTAAACTCTCAAGATAACTAATGTATGTTAGTATATTTCGAACTAATTCAGGGTCTACCTTTACAAAGGTGGACTCTTTTTTCCCGCTATACGGATATCGGTTCGGTTTCATTTTTCTACTCCTCAAATCTTTCCCACGACTCACTAATTCGCAACTTTTTATTGATACGAAGCTTCAAGTCGTCACTTCCTTTCCCATCTTTAAACAATTGTGTAATCGCCGATGGACTAACTCCTACTACGATAGCTAAGTCAGTCTGCGACCAACCGCGTTTATTGATACGATTTTTTACAATTTCAATCCATTTCCGATGTTGTTGGCTCATGTTACCTCCTCCTTTTATTTTTTAATAGAGTTAAAGAGTTAGTAAATTATTTATAAAACGCTTGACACATTTTAGCGTATCTGCTAAAATGAAAGCATAATTAAAAACCTTGATAAAATCATATATCTATCAATTTTTACTGCTCGGCAAAGCTATTTAATTTTTAGATTAGTTTTTATTAGTTTTTTAACTAACTCTTTAACTTACAAAAACTATTTTAGCGCAAACGCAAAATAAAGTCAACTATTTTTTGCGTATTTTGTAAAATATTTTTTGTCATGTCTTAGAAAGGCTGATAAATCAATGTTTTCTACATTTGAAATCGTAAAGGATTTATGTGAAAAACAAGGGATTTCACTAAATACCTTGGAAGAAAAACTAGAATTAGGAAAAAATTCTTTGTATGGATTAAAAAGGAATCAACCTTCTGCTGAAAGGTTGCAACAAATCGCCGACTACTTCAACGTGTCCACCGACTACCTATTGGGACGCACTGAAAATCCTAACATTGCGAAAGATGGTGATGCTTCTGCACCATTAGACCTCAGAGACATTGCTGCGCAATCTATGTTGTTCGATGGTAAACCACTTACTGAAGAAGATATAGATTTTATTACAGCGGTCTTGGAGGCACACTTAAAAAATAAATAGAGGTGCATTTATGACTGTAAGAGAGCTTTGCGCCCAGGAGGGTGTAAACCTATGCTACTTTGATGGGACTGACTGGCATAGTCCAGGTTTCTTCAATCCAACATTGAAACTTCTTGCTATTGATATCAATTTATCTGAGCAAGACCAAAAACAAGTAGCCCTACACGAACTAGGCCACAGGGAGCATTCACAAAAACAATATGAGCTTAATAGAGAGTTATGTGAGTTACAGGCTGATAGAAATATGATCCATTATCTTCTGGAAGAAGAGTTAAAAACCATGGATGATGTATCTGAATTTAACTATGTCCATTTTATGGAAAAGTATAAATTAAAAACCATCGCTGATGAGACGATGGTTAAAGAAGAGTATTTAAATATTATAAATTATATCAAAGGAGTTGAAAATGAGTTTTAAA